CTGTAACGCATCTCTTTTGAATGAACAGTATCAGCCAGTTTTTCCATCATACATGTATACATTTCTCAACACTGGAATATACAGAGTCAGTACCGCTACCCCAATTAAGCTGTTTTAGATCATATCTTCGTTAAAACATACACCGTTGTGACCTTCATTTGGTCCAACTTTGGTCCAAGTTTGGTCCAAAATTAGACGACTTTGGACACTTAGACATGCTCTTGGTCATATTAGTGTGAAAACGAGTATTGTGAAAACGTTGATTTGGTCCAAGTTTGGTCCAAGTTTGGTCCAAAATTATAACTATTATGGAGTGTGATTGTGTTCTTGATCATATCAACGTGAAAACAACTATTGTTATGACTGTGTTTTGGTCCAAAATAGCCGAAGTTATACGACGCCAAACCTGAATTTTTTCTGAGCATACATATTAGTATGAGTAGAAAAACCAGCGAAGTCGGAAAAAATTTGATCAAAGAGTTTGAGGGATTTCGGGCCACAGCATACATCTGTCCTGCTGGTGTTGTAACTGTTGGGTATGGAACAACTCGCATACAAGGTAAAGCAGTCCAACTTGGAACAACTATTACTACAGACGAAGCAGACATGCTATTGGAAGAAGATCTTAAATCTTTTGAGGATGCAGTCAACCAAAATGTACGTGAAGAAATATCTCAAAATCAGTTTGACGCTCTTGTTGCGTTCGTCTATAATGTAGGAGCAGGAAACTTTAAGAAGTCCACTTTGCTCAAGAAAATAAACGCTGGCGAGTTTAATCAAGCAGCTGATGAGTTTCTTAAATGGAACAAAGCTGGTGGTAAAGTTTTGAAAGGTCTTACGAGAAGACGCACTGCGGAACGTGAATTATTTTTAAGAGACTAATATGAGCGTATTGATTACACGATTGATTACTGGTGAAGAAATTTTAGGCAGTATTACAGAATCATCTGATGACACATGCACAATTGATAACCCTGTGCATATTGCAGCATCTCAGAACCCTAGCACAGGTAAGATTGATATTCATATGGCACCCTTCGTGCCATTGTGTGCAGACAAATCACTCACAATTAACCTCAAGAACGTTTTGTGCCAATATGAGCCAGTGCTTGAGATCAAGAATAAGTACAGCACAATGTTTGGCAGTGGAATTATTATTCCATCAAATACTGGAATTGCAGGCGTCTAATATTAAATTGACTCTGACACAGTAATCTGTCAACCTACACTACATGACAACAGAACGTTTCTACACGAATTGCACTTGCATCGGCAACAACATTTTATATCGCGGCATCGAAGACGGTGAGCGAGTTTCAAGAAAGTTCACGTTCAAGCCAAAATTGTTTGTGCCGACAAACAAGCAAACAAAGTGGAAGACTCTCGATGGCAAGTTTGTTGATAAGATTGAGTTTCAAGATATCAATGATGCAAAAGAGTTCGTTCGCAAGTATGAAGGTGTAGACAATTTCGTGTACTATGGAAACACAAAGTATCAGTACGTTCATTTAGCTGATGCGTTTCCACAGATGGTTGATTATGATTTTTCTCGTATTGTTATTGCCAATATAGATATTGAGGTAGCTTCCGAAGGCGGGTTTGCTCCACCTGAGAATCCGTTTGAAGAAGTGATAGCAATAACTGTTGAGAGTAATAACACGTATGTTGTCTTTGGCTGCGGTGAATTCACATCTTCAAAGGATAATGTCAAATACATTCGTTGTGAGAATGAAGTTGATCTGCTACGACGCTTCATGGCGCATTGGGAACATCTTGCTCCAGACATTGTAACTGGCTGGAACGTTCAGTTCTACGATATTCCGTACATTGTAAATCGAATCTCTCGTGTCTTCGGCGACAAAGAAGCAAAGCGAATGTCACCGTGGAAGTATCTCTCAACACGATCAGCCGCATACAAAGGTCGTATGCATCAAGTTGTCGAGCTTGTTGGCATCTCTACACTCGATTACATCGAGATGTATAGAAAGTATCAGCCGCGCCAAGAGAGTGAGAAGTTGAACTACATCGCATACGCAGAGCTTGGTGAGAAAAAGATCTCATATGAAGAGTACGGCGACTTGCACACACTGTACAAGAGCAACTATCAAAAGTTCATCGAGTATAACATCAAAGACGTTGAGCTTGTTCGTAAACTCGAAGAAAAGCTAAAGCTCATCGAGATGGTCGTCGCTCTCGCATATGATGCAAAAGTGAACTACGTTGACACGTTCGCACAAGTGCGTATGTGGGACACAATCATCTACAACTATCTCAAGCAACAGAACATCGTGCTTCCTCGATTGCTCGAAAAGGATAAGAGCGCAGACTATGCTGGTGCATACGTCAAAGATGTTGTGCCTGGTATGTACGAGTGGGTCGTTTCATTCGACTTGAACTCTCTGTATCCTAACTTGATTGCTCAGTTTAATATCTCACCAGAGTGTTTGTTGCCAGACAAGTATCGCAACGTCACAGTGAAGTCACTCTTAAATCGTGAAGTTGATACGAGTGATGTTGCAAAAGCTAACATTGGATTAGCAGCGAACGGTCACTGTTTCAGTAACGACAAGATTGGATTCTTGCCAGATGTTCTCATGCGTATGTATGAAGATCGTAAGTTGTACAAAAATAAGATGTTGGCTGCGCAGAAAGAGTTGGAACGAGTCAAAGAAGAAATGCATCGTCGTGGATTGCAATAAAAATAATCCAACTCCGATTATTTAATTGAACCACAATTTCGTATTTGTTATATTGTTTGTATAGGGTAAGTTACCCTTAATGTTTACGTTAAACAAACAGTATATTATGAAATTGTTATCTGCCATTTTTGACTCTCTCCTAGAGACTTATGATTTTCCTAGTGCATCTCGAAAAACAATCACACTCGCTGATTATTACGCACTCAAAACATACATCGACACTTCGCCTGTTGAGTATCAACGACCTTACGATCCTAGCCGAGAGAACTCTGATGAGAAAGGATTAGTTCGATACGTTCTTGATGTTTTCTTTTACAGAGACATAAACGCAAATCTTCTTCCTGCACTTGTGATGCGTCAACTTCACATGAAGCAAATTGAGCAACGTGAGAAAGCAGGACGAAAGAATAACAAGATGCTTGAAATGACAGACGGGCAACACAGAACCGTTATCATGTTTAAGTTACTCAGTGGCGAAATCAGAATACCTTCTGGCTACACTGTGATGTTCAAGGGTAGAAACATTCTCATCGGTGATAAGACAATACCTGAACTGATGCAAATGGGATCAGACTATCGAGAACTCATCGAGATGTGTGTATTCTCAATGGAAGTACATCTCGACTATTACTACAACATCTCAGATAAACGTGCAGCAGAGATTTTTGCTGAACGAAACTCTGGAGCACCACAATCAAGACAGACTGTTCGTAATTGTCAAACACATAAACTGAGCATTCTTGTTCGTTCTCTTGCACGAGACATACCAGAGTTTGATACAACGTGTCATCCTCTCATGGCAGTTTCGTCTAACAAAAAGGGTGAACTCATCGGAAAGTTTTACCCAGGCAAGATGACAAGCGATCTCAACTTTGATGAAGATGTTGCACGAACGTTAGCAACAATCATTGGATATGATAAGCTGTCTAAAGAAGATTCAATGAGCATAGATCAAAACTCACTCGACAAACTCTATACTGATTATGGAGATCAATTGAATCAGAAATACTACAATATGCTGATTCAAGTATTGGACTTTCAGCATCAATTTTTGAAACACATACATGAGAATTTACGGCGTGATCGTATTGACAAGAGCTTCTGGAATGCTCTTCGTTACGTCTCTGTGATTCTCGTGCATAGAGCATATGTTGACAATCGAACACTCTCGTTCGGTGTTGATAAGCGAGCAGCTACCTGGCTTATGTGGACTAAGTTCAATAAGTTCATAAAAGATATGTGTACTGTGCCAAAGAAAGATCGAGCTAATATTAAACAGACTTTGTTTGAGCGCAGTTTGAATAAGATGAACTGGTATTCAAAGACAAGTGGCACAGGTCTTGCTGTAGTGTTTGCTGCCTTTGAACGATTCTTAAAGAACAATTCGCCGAAATCTTTCGGTGTCATAATGAAAGACAATCGAGAAACGTTCAGTGCAAAAACGAGATCGATGTTATACACAGAACAAGATGGTAGAGATGCAATCACAGGTCGCATGATTGATTACAGTGATGCTGTCACTGATCATGTTGAGTGTCGAGCTATGGGTGGCGAAACTGAAGAGCATAATGCGCAAGTTGTTTCAGAATGCACAAACAGCATGAAGAGTGTGAACTAATGTGTGCTGCCATGAATAAGCAAGTTAAGAAGACGATTAAAGAGATAAACAAAATACTCTCAGAGCAGTGTCCGACGTTTACACTTAATGTGGACTCTGTTAGACACTTAGATGCAATTCGCTCGGACACAAAACTACAGTTTTATGAAAAGACGCACACATTTGGAGAACCTAAAGTTGTCACACGAATGTGGAAGCATTTTAAGTATAGGGGATTGCCTAGTGTTACGCCAACAAAAATGATCACGCTATATCTTGTGATCATGCGCAACAAGAAAACTGGAGAACTACACTATAAGTTTGGCACAACAAAATCTCTGTATGTTGCTGAACGATTTCTAAAGAACAGCTCTACGTGGGAGTTTGTGTATGAGGCTATAACATCTCGTGTTGGTCCAAAGGACCAGATGCTTGCTCTCGAAAAACGCATCAAAGAGTTTGCTATGAAGAATGGATTGATTCAAGAAGGTGTTGAAGATTTCATCTTTGGAGGTCACACGGAACTTTTAATACCAACACACTTGATTCCTGCTGATAAGTATTGTGAACTTTTGCGAATCTTTAATGATTTTGGATTTGACGCATTGTAATAACTGAAAATAAAAATGACATCACACTAACATTTGTGTAATAATATCTTCATGCAAGACCTCTCAAAACTATCTGATGCTGAGTTAAAAGCATACGCACGAAAACTCTCGTTCGACATCTCCAAGTATCACAACTTCCAGTTGACGAAAAAGATTCAGCTCAATTCGGCGTATGGAGCGATGGGTAATCAATACTTTCGTTTCTACGACATTCGTTTAGCTGAAGCAGTCACTCTTTCTGGTCAGCTAGTGATTCAGTGGCTTGCTCGTGACATCAACAAGTATATGAACACGATTCTGAAAACTGAGAATCATGATTATGTTATCGCAATCGATACTGACTCGATTTACTTAAATCTAAAACAACTTGTTCACACTGTGTACAAAGACAAGTTGCCTGACGACAAATTAAAGATCGTTGACTTTCTCGACAAAGTGGCTAACGAGAAGATTCAAACAGTCATCGACAAGAGTTGTAAAGAACTCAGAACATATTTGAATGCACGTTCACAAAAGATGCAGATGAAGCG